CCGTTAGGAGAAGGGGCTGTTGCTCCTACCTTTGGTTCAAGAATGTTGAAAGACTGAACCTGGAATTCTACGGTGAATTCTTCAATGGTGTCAGTGCTATCGTATGAGAGATCAATCTGAGAAACATTAGTTGGAAAAATGTCCACAAACTGATACTCTGCAAGAACAGCATTGCTGCTTCCTGCGTTATCTTTGCTGCTTGCAGATGAACCTCTACCAAGTTGATAGACCTTCGCGTTGACCATGTAAGCACCTGGATCAGTTGCACCAAGGTTGTTATCCAACTTAGCGATCTGTTCTGACCATTCTTCAAATGCTCTTCTCAGCCTGAAGTCTTCATCGTTGATAATGGTGATAGTCCATGGATCGATGGTTCTGTCACCTGCAACTTTGAAAGTACGACCTCTGAAAGGAACATCAATCGAAGCAATGTTCTGTGCTGGCATGTTTGCTGCCTTACACATGAACTTGAAGGTATCCGCATCCCATCCCTGCACGCTGGCAGGGAGGGTGGTGAGTTCGACCTCAAATAGATTAGGGCGAGCACCGCCCCCAATCAGTTTTGATTTAAAATCAGCAATGGTTTGATTTGCTCTGGATGTTGCCATTAGTTTATCCTCCTGGAGTTATTTAGCGATACTTAATTAAACTCGACCTGCTACTTCTTCAAAACTAACACCTGTACGGGTAGCAACGAAGGAGAGAGTGATGTAGTTAATTGACTTCGCTGGTTTCAGGAAGATATCTGCCCTAAACTCATTGTTGTCAATGATATCAGGAGTGTTGTTTGAAGTGTCACAAACAACCAGGAATCCATAGAGTCCTCTCTTCGCTTGAACATCGCGGAGATAAGGTTCAACGATGTTTCTAAAGTTCGCTCTTGTCAACTCATCATTGAGTTCAAAGAGTTGTGCCTCTGCTGCTCTTTCAAGTGCTTGCTCAATAGTGAGGAACAAGCGACGGACGTTGATTCTATCGAATGCAGATGCATATGCGAGTGCAGTCTTATCACCGAAGAGGAGTGTTCCGATACCAGGTTTGGTGACAAAGGAATTGATTCTTGCGGGATAGAGTTTGTCTCTCTGTGCCTTGGTTGGATTATATGCAAGTTTGATAACGTTGTTGATAATACCACGCTGCTCACCTGCGGGTGAGAACCAAGGATATGCTTCAATTGCAGTTCTGGTCATCAGTCCAGCAACGTCGGGGTTGGTTGGAATGTAACGGAACTTGTTGTTGAAGCGATCATAAGTGAATTTATAACCAGTATCAAATACTGCATAAGAAGAGGAATTCAGAACTGAGAAGTACTGAATCAAGTTATCAGTTTGAGTAGTTGTATTGGTTACGTTGATCAGATTTGCTCTGTGTGGACCAACGACAGCCATGCAATCCTTTCTTCCTTCTGCAAGAGAGATCAGGTAGTTTGCTTTTGCCTGCGATTCTTGCTCAGTAGAACAACCAGGTCCCATGATCAAATAATCAACTGCAATTTCATCCTTATTCTCGAAGAGTTGATAGGATGTTTTCAGGTTACCCAATGAGGTGGTCATTCCACCATTGTCTCCAGTAGCAGGAACTCCACCACTATAGTCTTTACCGCCACCAAGTTGATAAGTTACGTTACCAACTGCACTGAAGTAAACGTCTTGTGCTTTTTGTCCCCAAAGTCCACCTGCGGTGGTGATTTGAGTAAAGGACTCAGACTTAGTACCGGAAACAGAAGTAAATCCGACTGCTCTTGGTGCAGTGCCGTGATATGAGTCTGCTGCGCTTGATGGATTGCCAGCAGCGAACAGATTTTCAGAGAAGTCTGCAAGATAATCTTGATACCAGACTTTTTGAGGTGCGTTAACGTTAGAAACAGAGTCAACTGCTTTAGAGAGACTCACATGTTTCTCAAGGATATTACCTTGAATTCCACTGATAGTTCCTTCGTCGTCAATAACAACAACGTGAATTGCATCTGCACCACCATTTCTGTTTGTCGAATAGACATTGGAAATAGGTTTTGGTGCAAGAGTCTTCCAGTATACAGTGCTGTTAGTCAGACCCAGTGTTTGCTCATCGTACCAGTCTTTAACGCTGGTTGCAGTCAGAGTGTATCCAAGACCATCAGTCTTAACACCAGTAGTTGCTACGAAATGAAGTTCATCAGAAACTGCAAATGCTGTTCCTCTATTGGATTCGGCATAAGTGACTCTTGTCTCTGTTGCACCACCACCAACTGTTTCTACACGAGAAACAACTTTAACTTCAACCGAACTGTCTCCACCAGCAGCATCAGTATTGATACCAGTAACAATTCCCTTAAGATAACCAACAAATGAACTTGTACTTCCTAAACCAGGAATTGCTGTGTCGATTGAACAGGTGACACCCAAGCCAATCACAATACCTGCTTGTGATGGTGCAGTGGTTCCGATTCCGATTCTCTGATCAGCAAGATCATCGATAGTGCAAACTTTTAACCCATTAGCCCAAGAACCAGGGTTCTTAGCAGCGTAGTTATAGTTTGTTGCGTCAGCATAGTTATTAATATAATCGTCGTAGTTCTTAATCTTCAGAGTTGTGGTGCTTGCAATACCGACACCAGCATTTGCGTTCTTTAGATTATCGCCGTCAGTTCTTACAACCTTCAGAACTCCACCATAAGAGAGAAAAGATGATGCACTCATCCAATACTCATATTGCGAATCCGTTGAAAGTGGCTTACCGTAAACGCCAATAAGATCTTGTTCAGTAGTTACGTCAATTGGGTCATCTACAGGTCCAATTGGGAAGGGTCCAGCAATTGCACCAATGTTATCCAGTACATTCTCAGCTCTCCCTACTGTTAAATCAACCTCCCTGATTAATACACCAGGAGATAATTGAGGAGTCGCCATGTTTTGTTTCTCCGTGAATCTCAGTTTGTCTAAGAATATTTATTAAAAACATACTTTTCGCAGGGGAATCTTGACGTGAACTACCAATCAGGATATTCCCACTTATCTGAAGATTTTTTTACTCTCTTCTTACAGCACTTTTTACATTCATATGAATACGATGAAGCAACAGAACCTCTGTCTTTTCTTGTTCTATAGAAGTCGTCAACTAAATTCTTAAATTCTCCACACACCCTACATTTTCTGTCTTGTAGTAAAAGGTGGCCAAGTTTTATTTGACCGTCAAGATCCATTCTTTACTTCTCCAATTACCCAAGACTTCATACCAAATGGTGTGTCAGCAATCAGAGTTTGAGTATGTTTTACTACCTCTTGTGGCACAACCAAACAAAATCCAATACCAAGGTTGAATACATTACGCATCTCCTTCTCGGCAATGTCTCCTGCTTCCTGAATCTTATTGAAGAGTTCTGGTCTCTCCCAAGCAGAGTAATCAACATCAACTGTAAGACCCATTGGAAGGCATCGTGGGAGGTTCTCAGGCAATCCCCCTCCTGTAATGTGTGCCATACCCAAAATAGGAACCTCGTCCAGTAGATATTGAATAAGACGAGCATAGATGGTGGTTGGTCTCAGCAACTCAGGCATCTCCTTGTAGTAAATATAATTTCTCCACAGCATATCATTGACCAGTGTATATCCATTACTATGAAGTCCACTACTCTCAATACCAATGACTACATCACCTGCTTGAATGTTATTGCCGTTAACAATATCGTTCTTCTCTACAATACCAGTACAGAAACCGGCAAGGTCATAGTCATTTGCTCTAAAATGCTCTGCGGTTTCTCCACCTATCAATTCCATTCCAGCCATTGTGCAACCAACATTAATCCCATACACAATGTCACTGACATTGGCATCAAGTGTTTTAGTGGAGATATAATCTAAAAAATATAATGGTTTAGCACCAGAACATATAACATCATTGACGCACATAGCAACAAGATCCTGACCAATAGTGGTGTAATCATCAGCAATCCTACAGATATTAATTTTAGTTCCAACACCATCAGCACCAGATATTAATACAGGTTTCTCATATCCTGATGGAATCTCCATCATTCCACTAAACCCACCATCAATCTTAGGTGCCAACACTTTGATATACTCCACAAAGGATCTACCTTTAATAATGTCAACACCAGAAGTTTTATAATCCATTAATGAATTTCTCCTTTAGCAATTTGTTCACGACGTTTTAGTTTCCATACGATGTAGTCCATTGTTGGAATACACATAGGGTTCCAACCAACAAAGGTTGATGCTTCTTTACTTGGCAACTTCCAACAGGGAGCATCATCATTGTCAAGGTCTAATGACTTGCGATACTCATCCTCACCAAGAAGAACAACTGCTCTCTCTGCTTCATTCAAACTTTTGAAGCAATCAAAGCAGTTCTTTCTAATTATATCAGGTATTTCATGTTTCATCTATCTATATTCCCACATAAAAGATCTATCTCCATACTCA